TTTACAGCTATTAGATGACATTGATGCTAAAAAAGCCTTTGGTGCTTTTGATGATATTCAAAGAAAAGAATTAAGAAGTATGATTTCGGACATGTACACTCGTAAACCAGAATTTGCCTCTGGCGGCCTGGCGCGTGTGGGAATGTTCAGCGGTGGACCTATACGTCTTGCTAAAGGTGCATCATGGGTAATTAACAAACTTAAAGAACAGCTTTTTGATTTAGATCTAGGTATAGGTGGGTCACGTTTTTCAAAACTTAGTTCAACGCAAAAAGAAGGGTTTAAGAACGAACTTAAGACTTTAATTAAACAATTAGAGCAAGGTGGAGAAATACCTAATGAAATGCTCGACACGATGATAGCCGATCCAAAATTTAAAAGTGTGGTTAAAACAAGAAGTACCGATAAAGATTTATTTGAACTTGAAGATGTATTATTAGACCGTCAAGCTGGAAAACAAGCAGAACAGATAGTCGATGACGTGTTTGGTAAAGGAAATCCTGAGAATCAACAAATTGATATGTTAGAAAAGTTTAATGTCAAAGATAGAAAACCAAATGCCTCAGGCGGCATCGCAGGACAACTGCATTTAAATGAAGGTGGCCGCGTGCCTATGATTTTTGGTGGATCGCTAGGATTAAAAGCACTGATCAAAAGAATGAAAGGGCTAAATAAAAGACTTTTTCCTGGTAAAATAGGAGTAGATAAAAGAGAGCTTGCTAAAACATTAATGCCTAGAGAACTTGAACAACTGCAACGTTTAAAAATTGAGCAATTAGAAAATTTATTAGAAGCCCTTAAGCTGGATAAACAGCAAATGGCTATGAGAGCTCAAAATAAAGCAATGCGTGATCCAGGTTTAGATTTTATGATGAAAAAATTAGATGAGATGCCAGAATCGGGATTAACGTCTGAGGCAGATTTAGCTAAATATGTAGATATTGACAAAGATATTTTAAATCTAGAACAAATGATTAAAAATAAAACAATGAAAGATAGAAAACCTAATGCCAAAGGCGGCCTGGCAAATATTTTAGGAGTCTAATGCAAACTTACAAAGAAGTTGTATCAAAATTTAAAGAAAAAAACTCAAAAACACCAAAAACCACCTGGAGATATGAGTCATGGGGTGATTCTTATGAGCAAGGTGGAAGAGTCGGGTATCAGGAAGCAGGCGTGGTAGCGCGTAAATCTCCAATTAAAATAAATGAAGAAACTTTTAAAAAAATAGATAATTTTATTGCTAAATCAGAGGGCACATTAAGTAAAAAAGCTTTAGGAGAATCTTTAGGATATAAAATTGTTGAAAAAGGAAAAACTGCAGGTCAGGGCGGACTGAATAAAGTGATAAAAGCCTGGGAAGAGTCTAGAGGTAAAACATTTGAATTTAAACCTGCTAAATTTACAGCAGACTCTCCAAAAGTTAAACAAGTTATTGATTTATTTGAAAGTGGCATGAGTAAAAGAGCTATTGAGTTTAAAACAGGCATTTCTCGTAAGGAAACAGTAAATATATTTCGTCAATTTGCTCCAGAGTATATTGGCGATGTAAACCTGCCATCAGGTGAAGGCAAAAATGCAGTTAAGAACAGACGAAAGAAAATTATAAAAGAACTTACTGACTACTGGAAAGATAAACCTGGTGGAAAGAAGATATTAGAAGAAATGAATCAAAAATTACGAGGCATTAAACTTAAAAATGCTGAAATTGCAAACATGAGTGATGAAGCTATTTTAAAAAATAAAATGTTTAAAGAAGCAATGAATCTAGATGTTAGAGGATTAAAAGCAGGCGAAGGAATTAATTTTAATCGTTATGCAAACTTAACTGATGCAGAATACGTGGCTAAAGTGAGAGGACTAGCAGCAACTAATCAGTTTTATCAACCTGAACATTTTATTGCTATTAACAAAAAGAATCCAGCTTCAATGCTTCCTAAAAATATTTATACAGCTGTTGGAAAAATTGGTGGACAAATGGAATCAATGAAAAATTTTATGGCTAGTAATCCGAATGATAAAAGAGTTTCTCAAATTGCTAAACTTTTTAAAAGTCAAAATATGATGGACAGCAAAGGTATGTTAGGAGAAGGCTTTAGTAAGTTTGCAAAAAAAATGCCAAAAACGGCAGGAGCTTTGGCAAAAACTGGAAGATTTTTAGGTTTTGGTGTGGAAGCGGGATTAATTCCTTTGGCTGTAGCAGCTGAAGGACTTTATCAAAATTTTAAAGACAAAAGAGATTTAAAAAAATCTTTAGATCAAATGGTTAAGAACAAATTAATCACACAAGAGCAAAATGATGTTTTATTGGAAGGCTTTCGTCAAGAGTCAAGAGATATAGGAGGTGTAGGACTTGAAACTTATGCTATTGAACAACCTAATGTTCAAGAAAAACTTGAAGAAATAGGATACGGCGATAGAACACAATTATTGAAAGCTGCACGAGCGCCAATTGCAGATATCAGAGAACAAGATGCTTTAGCAAAACAACTTAAACAACAGGAAATTGAAAAAAGAACTAAAGAAGCATATGAAGATGCAATAGGTCGTAGAACTGTAGAATTTAAAAAAGGTGGCCGTGTATCTTTTAAATTTGGTAGCATGGGACGAAGAGGTTTTCTAAAACTTCTTGCTGCTCTTGGAATTGGTACAGCTGGTGCAAAAGCAGGTTTACTTGGTCTTTCAAAAGTTGCTGGTAAAAAAGCTGCTGTGAAAGCAGGCGCGGACATTGCAACAGGAACACAAGGTATGCCTTCATGGTTTCCAGCACTCGTAAACAAAATTATAAAAGAAGGTGATGATGTTACAGGAAAGCTGGCAACGAAGGAACGAGAACTTGTGTACACTAAAAAACTTCCTGATGGAGAGGAAGCTACAGTTTATAGAGATCTAGATACAGGAGATATTAGAATAGACTATGACTCTGTTTATAACATGGGTGAAGGCACAGCACCTGTTTCATTGGAATATAAAGCTGGTCAAGTTATTGATTCAGGTAAAATGGCAGGTCAAAAAACAAAACCAGAATTTTCAGCTGTGGAATCTGAACCTGTAAGCTATACACATGGTCCGGATGATTATTCAATTGAATGGGACGGTTCCAATGTTGTAGGCAAAGTTGATGATTTAGTATCAGATACTAGTAAGCTTAAAAATTATGCTGAAAGTAAAAAACCAACAATAAAAGAGATTGTAACTCGTAAAAGAAAAATAGATGAAGTGGATGCAATACATAAAAATGAAACGGATTACATATCAACTAAACAGGGAGAAGGCGAGTGGGATGACTATCTTCCAGATATAGATGATATAGACTAATGGCACTCAGCAGATCCAGTTTCAGTAAAATAACGTCAACACCCCCTAGAAAAGGGCCAAAGTCAAAAGGCTTGAATATTAAGTATAAAAAGGCTACAACCATAACAGCGGAGAATTTAAATGGCAGAAATCGACAAAATATTACCAAACGTTTCTCAAAACGTAAATCTACCTAGTGCTTCTAAAGTTGCTTTAGAACAGCAACAACAAATGGCTGAACAAATGAAACAGCCATCAGAACTACAACCCAATCCAGATGGAAGCGTAGATGTTAATTTTGGTCCTGAAGATTTACAAGTAGGTCCGGATCAAGGTCACTTTACAAATTTAGCAGAATTATTACCTGATGACATACTCGATCCATTAGGTAGCGAACTTTACAACAACTATACAGATTACAAAACATCAAGAAAAGATTGGGAACGATCTTACACATCAGGATTAGATTTATTAGGATTTAATTATGATGATCGAACAGAACCTTTTAAAGGTGCTAGTGGTGCAACACATCCTGTACTTGCAGAAGCAGTCACACAGTTTCAATCGTTAGCTTACAAAGAATTATTACCATCACAAGGTCCAGTAAGAACACAAATTCTTGGAATGCCTACACCGCAAAAAGAATCACAGTCACAACGTGTTAAAGATTACATGAATTATCAAATCATGGATCAGATGAAAGAATACGAAGCAGAATTTGATCAAATGTTATTTTATTTACCTCTTGCAGGATCAGCATTTAAAAAAGTTTATTATGATGACATTATGCAAAGAGCCGTATCTAAGTTTGTTCCCGCTGATGATTTAGTTGTACCTTACACAGCAACATCATTGGATGATTGCGAATCTATTATTCATGTCATTCGTATGACAGAAAATGATTTAAGAAAACAACAAGTCGGTGGTTTTTATAGAGACTTAGAACTCAATCCTTCTTACATGCAAGAAACAGAAGCTCAGAAAAAAGAAAGAGAACTTGAAGGTGCAACACGTGGAAGAGATGATCGTATGTATACGATTTTTGAATGCCATGTCAATTTAGATTTAGAAGGTTTTGAAGATTCAGGACAAGACGGTCAACCTACAGGAATTAAATTACCTTACATTGTAACACTTGAAGAAGGTACAAGAAAAATATTATCGATTCGTAGAAATTATGAAATGAACGATCCTAAAAAAGATAAAATAGAATATTTTGTTCATTTTAAATTTTTACCAGGATTAGGTTTTTATGGCTTTGGTTTAATTCACATGATTGGTGGATTATCAAGAACAGCAACAGCTGCACTAAGACAACTATTAGATGCAGGAACTTTATCTAATTTACCCGCAGGATTTAAAATGCGTGGTATTAAAATGAGAGATGAAGCACAATCAATACAACCAGGAGAATTTAGAGATGTGGATGCACCAGGAGGTAATCTAAGAGATGCCTTTATGACACTTCCATTTAAAGAACCTTCTCAAACCTTATTACAGCTTATGGGCGTCGTGGTATCTGCAGGACAAAGATTCGCATCCATTGCGGACCTGCAAGTAGGTGAGGGTAATCAACAAGCAGCAGTGGGCACGACCGTTGCGCTTTTAGAAAGAGGTTCAAGAACCATGTCAGCAATACACAAAAGATTATATGCTGCCATGAAAAGAGAATTTAATTTATTAGCAAGAGTTTTCAAACTTTATCTACCACCCGTATATCCATACGATGTTGTTGGAGGACAAAGACAAATTATGAAGATGGACTTCGACGACCGCGTAGATATTCTGCCAGTTGCTGACCCCAATATCTTTTCACAGACTCAGCGTATCTCCCTTGCGCAAACGGAATTGCAATTGGCAGCCTCAAATCCAAAAATGCACAATCAGTATGAAGTGTATAGAAATATGTATGAAGCGTTAGGTGTTAAAGATATTGATTTAATTTTAAAAGCTAAACCTGTACCAAAACCAAAAGATCCAGCACTAGAACACATCGATGCTTTAGCAGCGATGCCTTTTAGAGCTTTTCCAGGTCAAGATCACCAAGCTCATATAACAGCACACTTAAATTTTATGGCAACTAATCTAGCTAGAAATAATCCTATGGTGATGGCATCGATTGAAAAGAATTGTTTAGAACACATTAGTTTAATGGCACAAGAACAAGTAGAATTAGAATTTAGAGAAGAAATGCAACAGATGCAGCAACATGCAATGGGAATGCAACAAAATCCTCAAATGCAAGCTGCAGCGAATACACCTGAAATGCAACAGATACATGCACAGATACAGCAGACACAACAAAAGATTGATGCAAGAAAAGCTGTATTGATTGCAGAAATGATGGAAGATTTTATGAAGGAAGAGAAAAAAATAACTTCACAATTTGACAATGACCCAATTGCTAAGTTAAGATCAAGAGAACTTGATATTCGAGCGATGGATAATGAAGCCAAAAGAAACGAAGCTCAGGAACGAATCAATCTTGAAAACATGAAGGCAATGATGAATCAACAAAATCAAGATGAGAAACTTAAACAGAATGAAGAACTATCTGAATTAAGAGCGGATACATCGATTGAAAAACAAGAACTGGCAAATGCCAACAGACTTAAATTAGCTGGCATGAAACCTAGACCAAATGGGAGAAACTAATGATAGATAAGAGAGAAAAAAAGATACTTAATAAACACAGTAAACATCACAGCAAAAAACACATGTCTCAAATGAAAAAAGACATGAAAAAAGGAATGAGTTTTAAAAAGTCACACAATAAGGCTATGAAAAAGGTAGGAGTATAATATGGCTGTTGATTCGAGAGAAAAACTAGCTGGAATGAAAACAAGAACAAATGGAAGGAGCAACTAATGACAGTAGGTAAAGGTTATGCACCGTTAGGCAAATCAAAAGTGATTGCTACACCGGATGCAAATAAAAACAATAAACCTGTTGCAGTGAACAAGGATAAAAAAGATACAAACCCTGTAGCTGGAACAAGAGCCGCTAGACCACAAAAACCCGTAACTTGGTATTAATATGGCTTGGTTTGGATTAGCAAAAATAGCGTTACAAGCGGGTGGTAAAATATATGCCAACCGTCAAAAAACTAAAATGGCTATGTCTGATGCACAATTGATGCATGCAGAGCGTATGGCTCGTGGTGAAGAAACTTACCAAGGTAAACTTTTAGAAGCGCGACAAAACGACTACAAGGACGAGATCGTACTTGCGATATTAACGTTGCCCATCGTGGTGCTCGCATGGTCGGTGTGGACAGACGATCCAGAGGCTATGGCTAAAATAAATATTTTCTTTGAGTACTTTTCAAATCTACCAAAATGGTTTACTAACTTATGGATACTTGTAGTTGCCAGCGTTTTTGGTATAAAGGGTACACAAGTATTTAGAAACAATGGAGGTAAAAAATAATGGCAAATCCAAGACACAATACACAAACTACAAATAGACGTGGTGCTATGGGTGGTGGTATGATGAGAAAAAGAATGGGTTATAAAGCAGGTAAATCTGCTAAATTTCCTGATCACTC